CGTGAAGATCGGGTTCGACGTGGTGGGGTTGCCCTCGCGGGCACGCGCATCACGGTTCGCCTGATACATGGTCGGGTCGCCTTGCAGCGAGGCAAAGCCGCGATCACCGAGGAAGCAGACATACATCTCTTCGTCGGTTTCCGGCATTTCCCAGGGCGTGATCTTGGGCCTGCCGTTGTAGACGCCGGGGTTGGACGGCGACACGCCGCTTTGCTTGGCGAGCGACTTGGCGAGCGAGCCGACGGCAGCACTCATCTTGTCGTTGACGGCATCGACGTTGCCGATCGCGGTCGCAAACGTGGTCGAGTTGTTGCCGATGGCGTTGCCGAACAGCGTGCGGTCCTGGTTGGCAGCGACCCAGGAATTTTTCTGTGCCGTGGTCGCGTTGGTCCACTTCACACCGTTGACCCGGTTGCCTGGCGAGACCAGGCGGTTGGTCTGAATGCTTGCGGTCGGGATTGACAGCAACGCATCGGTGAGATCGTCGCGGATGATGCGACGCGCCCAGCCACGCAAGAGATCGCGCGCCGTCGAGCGCACGTTGAAGGAACTCTCCTTGTTGACGGCACGGTTGTTGGCGACGGCGTTGCGTGCCCAGTCGCACCAGAGTGGAAAGCCGTAGCTGTCCATCATTTCTTCATTGCCGCGCAGCGTTCCGGCGCCGACACCGGCACCTGACAGCTGGTTGACGAGCGGGATGTTGACCTCTTTGCCATCGGCTTCAAGATCGGCCAGGCGCACGATGACGCTGGAAGAGCTTTCGCCCATGAAGGGGTCGAAACGCGATCGCCGCAGGAAATCAGAGATGACCTGGCGACGGAATTTGATGAGTTCGGATTGAACGTGATTTGGAGTAAGCATTGCCGCAGTCCCTCTTCGGGAGCGGCGCCGCTCCGATATTTCCGAGCGATGGGATGTTGGGGATCGCGGCATTGACGGGCGCCCGATTGGCAAAGTTGCCGTTCGTGGTCGCGTTCTTCCTGGCGTATTCGAGAGCCGATTTGAGGTACTCAGGATCTTTCAAAGCCTCTTCGCGCTCCTTTTTGCGAAGTGCCTCGATGCCACCGGCCTGCTGCAACTGGTAGAGCTGCGAACGCTCATGGAACCATCCGGCAATCACGCCGTAGGGATCATGGCTCTTCATCGCGCGGTTGTAGGTGTCCCAGGCTTGCTGGTCCCCACGCTGCATGAAGTGTTCGAGCGCACCACGCGATTGTGCCACCATCTCTGGACCGAACCGCTCTGCGGCCCGTTCCATCGAGGTGTTCTCGCGCTCCAGCTGCCGTTCCTGCGCCTGCTGTTCGAGCAAGGGTTTGACCAGGCTCATCACGAACTTTTCAGGGTCCGCAAAGAGATCTGGCTTTTCCTGCTGCTGTTGCGGGGGCCGATTTAACACTGCAATCCGCGCCGCGTATTCATCGCGCTCGCGTTCCGCTCGTCGTCGTGCCTCTGCCTCTTCCCGCAAGCGTCCCGCCGGGATTGGCGGTTCTTCTGCGGGCTTTTCAGCCGGCTTTTCTTCCGGTGGCTTGTCGACCGGCTTGTCAGCCGGCTGACCTGGTTGCTCTTTCGGGTTCTCAAATGCGTCCAACGTGTCGCCAGTTGCTTCCTGAAACAACGCGGCATCGTCAGGCGCGTCTGCGCCTTGGGTAACATCCGTCATGTCGTGATCTCCCCGGTGATGTCGCTCACCAGTGTGGCGTGGCCGGGCATGTCGCTCCCGGCGGCGTGGCCGTGATGTCGTTCACGGTAGACGTGGCCGGGATATCGCTCCCGGCGGCGTTTAGACGACCTGGTTGGCGCGCTGCGCTTTCTGCGCTTCACGGTCTTTCGAGCGGTGGAAGTCTTCCATCATGCGATCTTGGTTCTTGTGCAGATGGTCGACCGAAGAGTGGAAGTCGCTCACGCTGCGATCGGCATTTCTCTGGGCGTGATCGGCCAGTAGCTGCAGCGGCGACATCAGCGCCTTGTGATCGAGCGCATCGGCGCTGGCGCGCTTGTGTTGCGCGGTGGCGTTGGTCTCGTTGATGTTGGCGAGCTGTTCGGCAATGTCGATCGGCGATTTCGGTTGCGGCGGCCCGTCGGGCATGCCTTCGGTCTGCGCCTTTGCCAGGTTGAGGATGCCGCCGGTCTGCGCCTTGCCGGCATCGGCATGCAGCTTCTCGGCTTCGGCCTGGGTCTTCTGGATGGTGGCTTGCGCGCCCTGGATTTGCAGCTGCTGTGCCTGCTGCTTCATCGGATCGGGTTGATTGAGCATCGTGGTCAGCTTCTGCTTCTCGGAGATTGGCAAGCTGGAGGCCTCGATGATCACAGCCGGCGGGATCGCGACATTGTTCTGCGACAGCGCCATCAACAGGTCGAACACGTCGCCCATCACGGTCTCGGTGTCCGGTCCTTCATCGACCCGGATCTCGACATCGATGTTGCCGAGCATGTTGACCAGCTGCGGCAGACCGAATTGATCGAGCTGAACGCCGTTGATCTGCATGAACTGCGCGACCTGCTGATCGCCGGACACGCGCAGCATGCGCTCTGACGTCCAGTAGCGTTGCGCCGCGCACCAAGCCGCCTCGTAGCGCGACAGCTTCCACATTCTGAAATTCTTCAGGAACGGCCCCAGCTCCGCGAGGCCCGCTTGCTGCAGGGCACTTGCCGCACGGCCAGAGACGTTCTGACCAAATTGCTGGATCAGCTGATGGTTGGGGCCGAAGCTGTCGATCTCGGTCTTGGCATCCTGATAATAGGAGGTCTGCTGGATGAACTCCTGATCGGGCTGCAGGATCTCGAGATCCTCCTTCATGCCGCGATAGACCAGCGTGCCGTCGGCGCGCGCGGCTTCCCGGCGCGTCACCTCGATGTCATCGACGGTGCCTTCTTTGATCTTGATCTGCCTTGTGTTCATCAGATGGATGGCTTTGGAGCGATGCTGGTTCATCGCATCCTGCGGGCCGCGCAAGCGTCGGACAAAGCCGTAGTGATCGCCGTCGACGTCAATCATGCAGGCGAACGCATTGTATTTCGAGATCGACTGTCCCCTGGGATTGAAGAACGGGCTGTCGCCTTCCATCAAGACGATCTGGCCCGTGTGCAGGCACCATTTCCAGACGCCACCGCGCTTGTACCAGTGATCGACCAGGCGGATGCGGCCCCGGCTATCGACCCACACCTCCTCGCGTTCGGTGTCGAAGGCGGTGCCGTAGCCGCCATCGTCGGGAGCAAACGCCTCGACCTTTTGCATCACCTCTTCGCCGAGGATCTCGAGTTCGTCGCGCATCACCCACTTGTAGACGCCGTGAAACCGCGTGTCGGAGAAGTTGGTGCGGAGCGATCGCGGATCATAGAAGAAGGTCTTGGGGTCGACGTACTGAAAGCGCAGATCGGGATCACCCTTGTCGCCTTTGACCAGCGTCAGCTCATCCACCGCAAAGCCATGCACCATGCCGTCCATGCAGCAATCGACCTCCAGGCCTTCGGCATCGGAAGCGTCGCAGATGGCGCGGATCACATGGGTGGCGACTTCGGCGCCCTGTTCGCCGTTCGGCACCATGGCAAAGCATTTCGGGTCGGTGCGCAGGCGCCGGATGGTGCCATTGAGGCTGTCGATCTTTCGCCCCGTGCGATCAAACGTGATCAGCGGCTGGCCGCGCTTTTTCAGAACCTTGAGCTGTTCCGGGGTCCACTGGTCGACATGGTAATAGCGCCAATTGAGCCGTTGCTCATCGATCTCCCTGGCCTTGACGCCGGCATATTGCTCGAACTCGCGACGACGCACGTCCAGGTTATGGGTGTCGCTCTCGTCCTTGCTGTAGTCCTGGTCGAGCTTGTCATCGAGCGATTGCATGAGGCTTTTTCATAGTGTCATGGCATCCACGGTTTTGAGCTTGTTGCGCTTGTTGTAGCCATAGCCGTCATCGGGCAATTTCATCGGATCGCGCTGCTGCGCCCGGCCCGTCACCATTTTGTCCAGCAGCTGCCCGCACAGCCCCATCGCGTCGACCTGGTCGTCATGCTTGGAGGCCGGGAAATTCAACAGCTCCGCAAGCCAGTCGGCGGCC